TTGTAATTAATATTTAAAGTTATGAAAAAAACTAATACAGATAAGAAAACAAGAGGGAGACCTACAAAACTCCTCACTTGGATAGAAGCGTTTCAGAAAGTCGTCAATGAGGATATTAACGCTGTTATACTAACCGATGATGAACTAAGAATGCTAACTAATGATTTGGTAGAGGAAAAACAACAAATATCGGAAAGCACTTTTGAAAAATGGAAGGCAGGTAATTTAAAAGACACTCTATATTTTGATTTTTTACGGCTTTATAAAAAAGCCCTAACCATTCAGAAAAAAAACCTTTTCAAAAAACTCCAAAGCGATGATGATAAATGGCAAAAGTATGCTTGGATAATTGAGCGTAAGTTTGACGATTGGAATTTGAGACAAAAGAATGAAGTAACAGGAAAGGACGGCAAAGATTTGCAGCCTTTTCAAGTAACTGGGATAATAATTAAGTAAATGAAGAATGTAGTACTTGAGTTTAACAGCAATGGGAATGATAAACAGAAGGAATGCGGCAAAGCGTGGGCTAATGATGATATTGATGAGGTGCTATATGGAGGCGCAAAAGGAGGAGGTAAATCATTTATAGGATGCTCACTGATATTTGCCGATGCTCTAATGTATGCAGGTACTCAGTATTTTATAGCACGGAAACAACTTAATGATTTGAGACGGTTCACCATACCGAGCATTCACGAGGTGCTGAATGGGTGGGGTATACCGCAAGATGCGTATAAGTATAATGGGCAGGATAACTACTTTGAATTGCATAATGGTTCACGGGTATTGCTGTTAGATTGTAAGTATTTACCAAGCGACCCTCAATATCAGCGATTAGGCTCAATGCAGTTTACACGCGGTTGGATAGAAGAGGGCGGGGAGTTCGATTATGATAGTTATTCAAACCTCAAAATATCAATAGGGCGGTGGAAGAATAGAGAATATAACTTAAAGGGTAAATTGTTGATTACGGCTAACCCCTCTAAGAATTTTCTGTATAAAGAGTTTTATACACCTTACAAGGAGGGTACTTTGAGCGCACGAAGGGCTTTCATTCAGGCGTTACCGTACGATAATAAGATGTTGCCTAAAGAGTACATTCAGAATTTGGAGAGCACATTACGAGGGGCGGAGAAGCAGCGATTATTGCACGGGCTATGGGAGTATGATGATGATCCGAATGCGTTATGTGATTATGATAAGATATTAGCAGTATTTGGCAACGACCAAATAGCACAAGATAGCACTATGTACCTAACTGCTGATATAGCACGATTTGGATCTGATTTGTGTGTTATAGGTGTTTGGAGAGGCTGGGAATTGATAGAGATACACACAATGGCTACTTCAGCAACCACAGAGATACAAGCACTCATTAATACATTGCGAATGAAGTATAATATTCCTAAGGGTAATTGTATTGCTGATGAGGATGGTGTAGGAGGCGGTGTGGTAGATAATACGGGCATCGTAGGCTTTAAGAATAACAGCACCTCGCTTGAAGAGAATGGGCAACCTACTAATTACAAGAATTTACAAACACAATGCTTATACAGATTAGCTGAGCGTATCAATAGCAATGATATATACATTAGTGCTGAAGTATCAGAACGCACTAAGGAGATGATTACTGAAGAATTAGAGCAAATCAAAAGTGATAATAAGGACGGGCAAAAGCTATCAGTAATAAACAAAGATACTGTTAAACAAGCAATAGGACGAAGCCCTGACTATAGGGATATGCTGCTAATGAGAGAATATTTTGATTTGAAGCCGAGAAAAACATTTAAACCTATATTCAGACGATGAGAGTATACGAATTTCTGCAACTATCAGAAGAAATGCAAAGAGGTATTTTGCCAGTTTTGAAGGTGCTAAAACCTCTACCTAACTACATTTGTAGGCGTTGGTTTAAGAAGCACATACACGGGGTAAAAGAGAGTATCACAGAATTAACCTTCGGGGAGGTGAATAGCATTAAACGTTTGGTGATGAGAGAAACAACCGAGGACTTATTAAGAGCCTTTGAGATTATGTACAAATGCAAGACACGTGATATAATGCGAATGGAGGTAACTCAATTCTATCGTTGTATGATATTTATCACTAATGAAGTGGATAAGGTGATGAGGTTAGAGCAGCATCATTGGAAGGTAGAGCCTACAGAGTATGATGGTAGGCTACAAGAAGCAGGTGTTAAGGAATTAGAGATGTTTGGCGATTTGCCGATGATTGATAGCCTTGCTGGTGGTGATATTCTTAGATACAACGATATTGAGGGGCTCAATTACTTGGAAGTGCATTACGTCTTATGGTATAGGGCTATTCAAACAAATATACAGAATAGATTTCAGAAGTTAATGGCAAATAAATAGGATATGAAAGAGGTATTACAACAGATAGCAAACAATAACGGCTGGGCATTTGAGTACGGAAGGCAGGATTACAATAACTTAGAAGGGCAATCGGGGAAGGAGTTTTATTTGTTTCTTGATGTACCTGAAGTGTCTATAACGTTTGACGACTACTCTGTACCTATAAAGCGTACTTATTCAGGAAGGTTTATGCTGCTTAAGCATTCAGATTTTGATAGGGTATACGATAGTCAGATGGGGAATGATGCTAACGATGGCAAATACGAGCAATATATTAAGCCTTGCAAAGAGGAGGTAATGAAGATTGCGAATGCCTTTTGCGGGGATTACTCGATTGCTTCGTGGCGCATTATTGAGGTTATTAATCAATTCAGTAATAACTTTGATGGAGTAATCGTTAATTATCAGGTAACGATAAGCGAATAAAAGATGAAACAGCCTATTGAGATATTGCATAAGGAGTTGGAGGCTCTGAAAGATGACCTAATACGCAGATATGAGGAATTAGGAATGAAAGCCAGTGGCGCGTGGGAGCAATCGTTGCAGGTGCAAACTGATGAGGTAGCAGGATTGCTAAAGGGTACGATTTCAGGTGAGGGATATACGTACTATATGCAGCACGGGCGCAAAGCTGGGAACTTGCCGCCTATTGCTGCAATTGAGCAATGGATAAGAGCGAGGGGCATTCAGCCGATAGAGAAGAAAATGAAAGTATCAGGATTGGCGTGGGCGATTGCTAAGAAGATAGCAAGAGAGGGCACGAAGAGGAGCCGCAATGAGGAGAAGCCTGCATTTATTGACGAGGTGATAACAGGTGAGAGGGTACAAGAGATAATCAATAAGGTGGGCGATGGCTATATAGGGGCTTTTACGAGTGAGATTATTAACTTTTTAAAACGTTTTTAAGATGGATTTTTTAACTACAGACTACTGGGGAGGATTTAGTGGGGTTCCTTTGCGAATTAGATTAGAAGATGCTGATAAGGATAAACTTAAGCATAATGGGATATTTATCATTAGAGCGTCTTTTGTGAAGATGATAGACGGGACTATAGGAAAAAAGACGGTAGAGATAAAGAAGCATTACCTATACAGAGAAAATGAGAGTGTGGTGAATGTGGATTTTGGAGCGGTATTTAAAACCGCCTTCTTCTCATACACAGAGGCGAGTGGTTATCAGATAAGAGCAACAAGCATACCGTTAGAGGTAGAGTTGCAGGCTACATATAAGGACGGTAATGAGATAAAAGAATTTGAGATTACAGAAGGCATAAAGGTGATAAAGAACGAGTTTAGGATTTTTCCTTCTACTTTCTCAAGCATTTTAGTTGCTGATAAATGGTATAATAACACACGGGTCTGCAAAGACTTTAATAGGGCAAGTGGTGTATATACTACTTACTTCAGAGGTTACCCACAGGACGATGTAGTATTAGAGGTTACTAATAAGGGAGCTGTGGATTACAAAGGGATACCTCGATATGCATATAAGAAGGTGGATAGGGTGATTGACCAGTGTGGGGTGTTTGTTGTGTGGAGGAATGCAGCAGGCACATTTAGTTATTGGCTCTTTTCGAATGAATATACAGAGGAGGTGAAGACGAAGCAACTGGGGCAAATTATAAAAGGCACACGTATAGGCATTGGTGATAGATTTTCACTATTACATTCGCTGGGGAGTACAGCAGTGAAGCGTTGGACGCTGAAGAGTGAAGTAGCGGTTATGGAGAATGAATTAGACGAACTGCAAAGCCTATTATATAGCAGTGAGGTGTATGTATATAGGGGCGAAAAAACAGTTGGAGACAACAATGATTTGAATGCTGAACTATTTGAAAGAGTGATTGTAGTAGAAGGAACGCAAAAGTTTGATATAAACAAACAATTGTTATACCCTTTTGGGGTAACGATAGAATTTGAGCCAGAGAGAACAATACGAGAATTATAGGTTATGACTGAATTATATATTGATGGTAATAGGGCCGAGATGGGCGATAAGGGGTTTGCTTATACGTTGCAGGTGAATGATATGTTTAACTTTGAAACGCGTGAGGTAGGCTACTCTGAAACGGTATATTTGCCGGTAACGGCTGCCAATCGTCTTATATTTGACTTCGCAGAAATGTCTGAAGGTGATAATAAGGGGGCTTATAAGGTATATAGGGTAGATTATTACGTAAATGGGGTGCTGATTGTCGGTAGTGGCAATGGGTACTTGATAGGAGTACGTGATGATGCTTATATATTTGAGTTTAAAGACAGCGGTAGGGAGTTGTACCAATACCTTATGAATAGGGATATTAAGGGGGTGAACGGACTTATTGATGGGAGTGCTGAGCGGTCATTGGATAAGATAGTAAAAGCGCACACAGAGGACGGTGTGGGCATAGGGGAACTTATATACTTGGTAGGAAATTATGGTGATGATGCTGAAAAGAGGGACGACAACGGGGTATTACAAGTATATAGGTTTGATAATACGCCTCTCTCTATCAGTTTGGATAGGGTGTTTAGGTTGGTGCAGCAAGATAGCGGTTTTAGGTTTAGGGGAGCAACGTTTAATACATTTGATTGGAAGAATGCTTATATTGCTTCTTCTAATATAAAATATAATGATGTCGTAGAAAAGGAAGTGCTTAAGGTTGAAGGAAGTTTTGCTGGCAATAAGGGATATTATAAGATAGCATTTACTAAAGGTTTATACGATAATAAGATGCATATGGTGCACGAGAGCAGAGGGCATCCTTATATTATAGAAGAGGACGGTTATTATAAGGTTAGTTTTCACTTTGACAAGATGATAACAATCAATGAACGTAACGGATTTTTAACTATTGTTTTCGGATTAGCCTCGCCTCAAGTATGGGAAGAGGAAGTAAATGTACCTAAACAAGGGTGGGAAAATATGAATTTTGCTAAAACTTTTTATTTTCAAAAAGGAGACCGCATATATCTTTTCTCAATGTTAAAGGATGCTGATGATTATGGACAAGTACGTGCTGAGAAATCTACATTTAAAATTGAAAAGATAAAAGGGAATGACAATTTGTCAGTGCTTGTGTCGGATTTTGCTTTGACAGACTTATTTAAGGAGGTATTTAAATTATTCTCTTTGACGCCCATCAGAGATAGGCAAACAGGGGTGTATGACTTCTTCACCTTATCGGAAAGGGTGAATGCCCCTGTGATAGATTGGAGTAGCAAATTCGTAAGAGTGAAGGAGGTGAAGTATCATAGTGCGAACTACGGGCAGAAGAATAATTTTCTGTATAAGAAATACGATGAGGAGAACGCTTATAAGCAAAGGGATAATGATGGGGTAATACACTTTGACGACAAGGTACTTGATGATAGAAAGGATTTTAGCAGTAAGTTTTTTAGTCCTCTGAATGACAAAGAGAACGGAATGGATGTGATGGAGTTTTTCACTAAGGAGGTAAAAAAGAAAGAGGACGGGACAACTGAAACGGAGTATAAGGAGAAGACAGGACGATGGCACGTATACGCTACTAAGGAGGTAAAAAATGAAGTAACTTTTTCTTTGAGAGCAAAGGAAGAAGGCGGTGGTGTGGAACGGTATTTTGTGCCTAACTTTGAGCCTTTCAGATGGGATAACTTGCTAAAGACTTACTACAAGGATTTGCAGAGAGTGGTGGAGCGAATGTACTGCGTAACAGTGGAAATGAACTTGAATGAGATTGATGTAATGGAGTTTTCATTCTTCAGTAGGATATACGTACAGCAGTTAGGGAGTTACTTTATGCCTAATAAGATAAAATATAAAACGGAAGGTATGGCAGAGGTAGAGATGATTAAGATTAGATAATTAGAAATAAATAACGATATGGAAAGGATAAATATAGCACAGGTAGATATTGATGTGGACGCGCTGATTGGTAAGAGTGCAGAGGTGAGACAAAAGCTGATGGAGATTGGTGGTGAACTGAAAGAACTGAAAGGGCAGTTTGATA